CGGGTTTACTTGGCACTGTAAAGCAGGTCACAGGGTACAAACACATCGTTGTGGCGTTCGATGATGGAAGCTGGACTGATTTAGGCGACGGTAAACGATTTAAGAAGGTTGAACCAAATGGATAAAATCCAGCAGGTTATGACGATTTGTAAGGAACTCGGTTATCCAGTGGAACATATTAGCCCGTTCGGTACGTTGGGCGTTTACTATCGCGTCTATGTAGCGAAGGATGCAAAGGGCGTTAAGCAGGATACCTTGCAAAGTCGTTTTGCCGATACGCCATTGATCAGCACAGGCTTTGGAGTAGATCAAACCGGGGCATATATCACGGTTAAATTCAGAGACTAGTAGACATTGCAGCGCCAGTGTGGTATCGTTGAGGTACATTTTTGTTTCACCCCTCATTCGATAGGATCACCCAAAGGCGCTGCTTACTTCCCCGGTAAGTGGCGCTTTTGGTTTATGCGCTGCTAGGGGAATATAACATAGGTATTTTCAGGGGTATAACCAGCACCCTGTAATATGCAAAAAACCTTAACAATCAGATAGTTCAGATACGTTAAGGGGTTTTGATTGATGCTTCTTAGGGGTAGGTTTTAGATGGGCTTACCCCGCTTACTTTGGTAATCACGCGGGTTAGTTTCGTCGCTCTCCCGCTGTTACATTATAGGCAACGGGGCAATATCGTCTTTGGCGCATTGCCCCACCTTTACAAACTATCGGATAGAATATGAGGGAAAACATGAATAACGAAAATGAGTATCAAGAGTTTCTCAAAACAAAGCGGTTTGTTAGTCAGCAGTACGGCAAAGAAATAGATGTAACGTCTATCCATCCTGCACAATTCCCATTCCAGCGTGACATTACCAAGTGGGCGATTAAGCAAGGACGCGCCGCGATCTTTGCAGATGTCGGACTGGGCAAAACCATCATGTATAGCGAATGGGTTAGATTGCTGGATTTACCCGCGTTAATCGTTGCCCCCTTAGCGGTAGTCATGCAAACGGTAGAAATGGCGCAATCGTTGCTAGGATTGGAAATAAGGTATGTTCGTGGGCAAAGCGAAGTCGCAAACGATCATAAGTTTTACATCACCAATTACGAAATGATCGAACACTTCAATCCTGCTTACTTCAGTGCGGTTGTTCTGGATGAAAGTTCAATCCTCAAATCGCTAACCAGCAAAACCCGCCAGACCATGACCGAGATGTTTAAAGATACTGAGTATCGGTTATGCGCCACTGCTACCCCTGCACCGAATGATCTAATCGAGTTGGGCAACCATGCCGACTTCTTAGGGGTTATGTCTGCACAGGAAATGCAATCTATCTTTTTCACGTATGACAGTGGCTCGATTGAAACACATTGGAAGCTCAAAGGTCATGCCAAAGAACAGTTTTATCAATGGCTTGCGAGTTGGGCAGTGGCGCTTAAAAAACCATCTGATTTGGGATACTCAGACGATGGATACATCCTGCCTGAATTAAACGTGCAACTGATTACCGTTGATGGCAATTACACGCCCGATGGAATGATGCCAGGGTTTAACGTGGGTAAGATCAGTGCAACCGATGCCAAGCGAGTGAGACGCCAGACAATTGAATCCCGCGCAAACGTTGCAATTGAAATGATTAATGCCAGTGATGAACAGTGGATTATCTGGACTGGTTTAAACGATGAAGCATACGCCCTGCAAAGCGCCATTGCTGGCAGTGTCAATGTTGAAGGCAGCATGAGCATGGATGATAAAGTCAAAGGTATTCAGTCATTCGTGCATGGCGAAACACGAGTGCTGATTACCAAAGCCAGTATTGCCGGAATGGGCGTGAATATGCAGAACTGCCGTAACATGCTCTTTTTTGGCATTGATTACAGTTGGGAAAGCTTCTATCAGGCGATAGGGCGTATTCATCGGTTCGGGCAAAAAGCCGATAAGGTGAATGTATTCGTCCTAACCAGCGAAGAAGAGCGCAGTATCTACAGTGTAATCGAGCGTAAAGGCAGAGAAGCGCAGACCATGACGCAGGAGTTAATTAACGCTTCTGCTGAATACATGAAAGGCAACCTGCAATCCAAACAGACCTACTCATACACCTATGCAACCGATGAAAAACAGGGGGATGGATGGATTTTGAAGTTGGGCGATAGCTGTGAACGCATGAGTGAAATTGCAGATGAAAGTGTTCACCTATCGGTATACAGCCCTCCCTTTAGTGATCTGTTTGTCTATTCCCCTACCGAGCGCGACTTAGGGAATTCACGCAACCTGGATGATTTCTTTGCTCACTATGAATACATCATCCGCGAGAACCTGCGCGTTACCATGCCGGGGCGTTTAGCCTGTGTTCACATCACCGATACTCGTTTTATGAAAGGCGCAGATGGATACCGAGGGCGTAAAGACTTCTCAGGTATGGTGATTGAAGCGTATCAGAATGAGGGATGGATATTCTGGGAACGGATCACGATAGATAAGAATCCACAGGCGCAAGCCATTCGCATGAAGGATCACGGATTGCTGTTTAAGACGCTGAAAAAAGACAGCACTGAATTGTCTGGCGGTCATCCTGATTACGTTCTGGTATTCAAAAAACCTGGGGAGAATCCCATCCCTGTTACGCCTTTTGCTGCTGGAGAAGTCACGAGCGAAGATTGGATTAAGTGGGCGCATCCGGTATGGAATGACATCCGCGAGACCGATACGTTAAACGTGGCGGTTGCCAGAACAGATAAAGATCAGCGCCATATGTGTCCATTACAATTACCCGTGATTGATCGTCTCGTGCGCTTGTGGAGTAATCCGGGCGAAACGGTACTCAGCCCCTTTGCTGGCATTGGCAGCGAGGGCGTAGGGGCAGTGAAACGCAATCGTAAGTTTATCGGGATTGAATTGAAACCGGAATATTACAACGTCGCCATACGCAATCTCGATAACGCGGTGCATGAAAGTTTTCAGGGTACTTTGTGGTCACTGCTGCCTGATGAGCCACAAGAGCAATACACAGAAGAAACTATTGAACAGGCGTAACAATCCCATCGTAGGGGCATGAAATATCATGCCCCTGTAACGCCTATCGTTAGGGGATTAAAACCTGTGTATTGCTCAGTTTGGGTGTATAATTAGGGAAGTGTTGGGTTTAGTCGATGAATGAAAAACCCCACAAGCGGGCGCAAGGGGGTGAACGTTTCTCAGACTTAAGGAGGTCTGCCTATAAGTATACAACAATATCCCACATTTACCAGCGTTATCACAGGTTTATCCCACATTTGGGATTAGTTCATAGGATTAATCATGTCAGACAAACAACCGACAATCATACGCTCACCAAAAAGCAAAGACGACCCTTACGCTAGGATACACCGACTCACATTACGTGATAAAGCGTTATCGTGGGAAGCGCGGGGAGTGTTGGGTTATCTGCTATCAATGGCGGATAACTGGAAAATCAATGTAAAGGATTTACAGCAGCAATGCGGACGTGACAGGGTGTATAAGATCATTAATGAATTGATTCACCATCGCTATCTAATCAGAGTTGAGACCAGAGACGATAACGGCAAGATTACAGGTTATGAATATCAGCTTTACGAGCGCCCCTATGATCTCCCTTTTGAAGAACCGCTTACTGAAAAACCGTATACGGATTTACCGTTTACGGAAAACACGGACTATAAGAACAAAGAAAAAGAGTCTAAGAACAAAGAAAAAAAAGAAAAAGATGCTGAAAATTTTTCAGCAGATGATTCTTCTATTTCTAAAGCGGATGTAAAATCAGCAATCATTCAGGCATTCGGATGGAATGTAACGGATATGGGCAAGAGTAATCATGCAAGCGTAGGGAAAGCGGTTAATGAGTTGTTGGGCATAAGTAGTTTTGTTCTGGCGGATGTTCCCAAAATCTACGATTACTGCAAAGGTAAGTATTCGCAATTCACACCTCACGCATTAGTAAGTAATTTCCCTGCCTATCGTGCCGAAAATCCCGCCCCCCTCCCACGTCCGGCATGGTTGCGCCCCCTGCCTCCAAAGCCTACTGGCGAAATTATACCTCCTCCGCCTGATGCAGTAGAGATACTCCGCAAGTTAGGCGCAACCGATACGCACATACAAGCTATGCAATCCAGAAAGGAAGCATAATGGATATTCAACCCGCACAATCTCCAATTAAGCGTGATCGTATTTTAAGCATTGTGGAAAAATCCCCTGTATCAAAAGAACTGGCAAATGTTCAGGCAGAGGAAGCGGTAATTGCAGGAGTATTGCAAAACCCATCACATTATCTCGCATTAGGGGAGTTGCTTACCAATGCCGACTTTGCAGAACGGTTTCATTACTGCACATGGCAGGTATTTGGCGAATTACTGAACGCGCATACACCGATTGATCTACTCACCACTACAGAGGGATTAGTAAAGCATCAAGCGCATGTGATGTTAGACCGTCAACAGATCATGCAAAAGTTAGGCGTTTTGTTGGGCTTAACCCCCTCTGAAAAGAACGTCATGCATCATGCCGAATTGGTGCGAGATGCCGCCCTACGCATTCGCCTGTATGAAGCCTGTACAGATATTATGTCGCTGGCACGAAACAAAACCTTGCCAACAGAAGAAATCATAGATACTTCTGAGGTCAAATTTCATAAGGCTTGCGAGAGTTTAGGGACGCAAGCAACCGACATGGCGAGACACTTTAAA